AGTAAAGTGGCTTCATTATGCATCGGTGTGAAGTGGCCTGATTTCGAATGGCTCAGAACTAAAACTTTTCATTCGATGCATATAAGAAGGCGACGTTATTTTTTCTATAAAGTTAAATTGAGCCGTTCTTACTTGTTGGTTATAAAAGTAGGGGCTATATTCGTCAAAAAAGTATAGCGTTTCTTCAAAACCAACATAGTTCTTGTTAAGTAGGTCGGGGACCTGAACGTTTGGATCTATTGGAAGGAGCTCAGCTTCAAGTAAAGTGGCTTCATTATGCAAAAGAGTTCTTTCATCTAAAAGAAAAAAAGATTTGTTTTCTGTTGGACGTTCTCTAAATAAAACGTCGGCTCGTACAACATAAGGAGCATTTACCCGGAAATTTTTAAAGCCAGGATTAATTTTTTTCTGAGCAAAAATTTCATCAAACTTGAAAGGAAAAGCGAGAAGGTTTTCACGTGCGTTTTCAAAAACGTTTTCCCCTTGCCGTGAAGCCTCACTAAGAATTATTGGGTTTAAAGAGGCAGTCGTTTTAGCTTCTAGAAATACTTCAGAGTGTTTGTTAAAACTAAAATCTTGTGCAATGTCCACAATGTCGGACTTATAGTATGGCTTTTCAAAAGAAGTGCTAAATAAACTATATTTTGAAAGAATTCGAGGTATGATGTTCGCGGCTATCTCGTTCTCAGAAATAGAATCTGTTGTGTTTATGATAATGTTTGGCCTAATCTCGACCAGGTTAGGCTGTATAAAATCGAAAGAGTCATTCGGCGATATTGAATCTTGGAAAGCTTTGATAAGTGGATCAATGAGTTCTTCTTGTGGATTATCTAATTTGGTTCCATTAGACCGGAGAGCTGTGATAAGAAGTGACGTTCTATTCATGCTCAGTTCTTGAACAACGCCATTTTCTATTAAGTCGTTTGTTCTCGTATAAGGCTTTGCGCTGAACACATCGGATTGAAAAATTTTACAATGAAGCAAGCTCACTGGACTGTTTTTCATAATTTGTTCATAGTAGTTACTTTTAGTCGCAGTTGAATAGGACTGTAAATAAGAAGCGGGCGCGTTTTCACGGATATCCTCTTCATCTTGAATGTCGTGCCCTCCCATAATTGGAGACGTATTGATCACGCTTAAAAACTTCGTTTGTGCATTCGTCCTTGGATCTACTTGGACGTATCCAGGAGGAAAAATTATCTGAGTGACTTGAAATCTTTCTAAAACATTTCCGTTAGCGCCTTCCGTTTCAATGTACTCAACTTTTACGTTTGAACCTTCCGGAATCATCTGGCCCGTTATGCCGTCACCAAATTTTATAAGTACTTTATCTTCGTTATTTAAGATCTTGGCCTCAAAGACTTTATCATAAGGACCTGCTAATCTAATATTTTCAATTTTTTCCCACACTTCGACCTTATCAGGATCTCCGCCTTGAGGAGTTATTATGACTTTAAAATAGTCTTCAGAAATTATATTACTCGCATTTTCAACGTTAAGAGAAGATATAGCGAAAGATTCAAATCGAGTAGAGCTCGCGGTTCCGAAGTCGACCGTTCTTTTTATACCTTGCATGACGGGCACTTTAACATACTTAATGCCGTCCCAGCCACCGGCTTTTATAAAGTCGGCATATTTTTGCTCGTTGCTTTTTATTTGTGAGAAAGGCTCTTTAAGTGCACGTGACTCAACCGTTTCGACTGAGAAAAAATTGAGGCCTTTACTCGTTTTAAAGATTGTGCCTTTTGGGATAATATATGAGGTGTCAGCTGTCCACGGAACAAGAGCCGACTTTTCTATATAAGACGCTTGTGCATTTTTTTGAAGGTCGTCATAATCGGAAGCTTGCCCTAGGTCGAAAAAAGTTGACCCAAAGTTTCCAAGTCTTTCTTTTCCTTCAACATCGGTGTGTGATACAACAACGTGGCCTATTGACGACTTTGGAAGTTGGCGCTTGTATCCAATGAGGTCTGCTTGGTGAGTGAGGCTGCTCATATTTCGAGCATTCCTCCATTTTTTTTCGTTATATAAATATTCTAAGTATCGAGCTAACTCTGCGTTTCCTTCGGCTATTACACTAATTAAGTTTCCAATTGTGCCAACACCGAGAATGTTGGCCCAGTCTTCTTTTACCTGAAGTCTTTGTGTGAGTCGCTGTGCTATTGCTAATTGGTCAAATCGTTTAATAAGTCTAATCTCCCTTCTTCTAAGAAGTCTTCTAAGAAGTTAGTTAGATTTTTGTGTCGAGAAAAATGCTCCAACTTTTGGAATTTAAGGAGACAAAAAGGATAAGTTGCAGGCTTCACAGATTATTTTTTAAATCCACCATCAGTGATCATCCAACCTTTATCAACTAGAACTTGTCTAGCGTCCACGGCCGCACTCGAATATTTTGAATTGCCTGCATTAAAGAATACATTTGGTTTTACATCTTGTTTAGACCAGCTGAGAAGAAGTTTGTCATAGTTTGCAGTGGAAAGGGTGGCACCATAAAACATAAATCTCATATCAGTAACTTTACTAACATCCCAACCACTTAAATCTTGGTTAAAGTTTGTGGCGCCAGAAAACATATATCTCATATTAGTAACATGACTTACATTCCAATCACTTATATCTGAGTTGAAGTTTGAGGCGCCTTCAAACATTGAGTTCATGCTAGTAACTTTACTTGTATCCCAATCACTTATGTCTCGGTTAAAGCTTGTGGCACCTAAAAACATTGAGCTCATATCAGTAACATTACTTACATCCCAACCACTTAAATCTTGGTTAAAG